GAGGGGTGTCGTGATTCATGGCCTGTTGCAAAAACTCCATGCGCGTGTAGTCGCCAGAGTTCTCAGCCATCTCATTTTGAATCGCTAAGTAATTCTCGAACTCATAATCACGCGGAGTTAAAGCATCTCGATAGCTTAAAGCTGTAGGCTCGCGCTCTGCAAAGTATAGTCCATGCCCGTATTGTTGCGCACCCTCACCCGTGCCAATGCTTTCTGTCGAGAATCGATCAAAGTCATGCGGCGAACCGTGATAAGCTCTGATTTTATTCAGCAGGCCGGCTGCCCCAGCCTCAGCTTCTTGAGGCGCTAGCGCAGCAAGAGCTCCAGCACCGCTTAACAGTCCAACTGCTGCAGGAGAATTGATATCGATGCCCTTGTCCTGCATCCTTCTAAGGTCTTGCTCAGTGACAACCTTGCTTGTGTCTTGCCATTGCAATGACCGTGGCGTTAAAGGCTTTCCGCTTTCAGTGGTTCTGTCTAATAAAAAATCATATGCCGTTACTGGCTGCTGTAGAATCCCAACGCCCTCGCCGTGCAATGAGGCGTTATAATCTGGGCTTAGGTTTGGAGTAAAGCCGCGACCAATGTCCATTACTCCGACGTTCTGCAATGATCCATGCGGTATATTGAGTCGATCTTGCCTGGATGTAGCAACGCGAGCCTGCCCTTCAGTCAGCCCACCCTCTAGCCGCATTTTGTCCAGGGCTTGAGTAATCTCCATCCTTGTACCGCCACCCGTAGCGTTCCATATCTTTTCAGCGTCAGGGCTGTCAGAGCCAGGCCACTCAGGTATTTTTGACTTGATGAACTCATCCATCAATGAGACTGATTTTGAAGGAGCATTCTCAAGATTGTAGTTGATCATTGTCCTGCCGATGCCGGTCCACCAGTCACTAGACTGAGGGCCTCCCTCATATGGGAGCAGGAATACATCTTGCCCGCCTGTCTCCTTGCCTAACTTTTCAACTTCCGCTTGTCTTGCCTTAGCTCGCTTAACGTACTTGTTTGCCACGCTGGCATCGTTTTTCCAAAGAGCTTTATCAGGCGCATAGAATATATGGTCAACCCCCGTCTCCATTGTTACTGGCCTGGCTAAAGGTTTGTTTCCTATGCCCACCAGGTCATAACCCGCTGCGGTTACGTCTGACTCAGGGAACATAACGCCACGACCTTCCAATTCCGACAACCTAAACGGCGGCTGATCAAATGTGCGCACATCATTCGCAATGTTAGGGCGGTAAAAAGGCTCTAAAACCTTTGCGGTGCGGTTGGAATATTTGCGGTTGACTTCTGCAGGGTCGATGACAGGGTTGTCTAGCAACTCCATTAGCCCTTTTGCGCCTCTAATGATTTTTGACATTCTAAAGTCCAGCAGCCCTAAAAAGGCCGATTATATCATATTGACTACACAATGCCTTGCAGGTTACGGCGTAATGGCTCACCCCAGCTAGATGATGTGGGCTTGTACCCAACAGCCAGGTATCGCAGCGCATCGGCGCAGTGAGAGGTCCAGTCGTGTAAAGGTCGTCCACGCCAGGTCATACCCTTGTCGTCATAGTCGCGACGGTACTGCCGGATAGCATCAATACCTCGCTCGCACTTCTCCTCATCGAACCAGCACCTGGGGAGCATGGAGCGCACAGACTGTATACCATCATCAACCATCAACTGCGGAGCTATAGTGATTGGCCTCACCCCCAGGGCGCCAAGTGTCTCCAGGCGAGACTTACCTGAGCCTAACTCCCTTACCCTGACATCGTGCGGAAGTACATGGCTCTCGTATACATAGCCCTTTGAGTTTAACAGGGCGACATAATGGTCCAGACCTACACCACTGCTCTCATAGTAGTCGATAAGGCGCACCTCAGCCCCTACAAACTGCGCAAACCAGATAGAGGTACTATCACCTACCCCCAAGTCCCAGGCCGTTACAACGCCAACAGCGCGGTCGTATGGCACGTTGGTTAGTCTGCCCTCAGCTTTAGCCTCTCGCATCTCTACAGCGTAGTATGCGCCATCGGCGTGTATCTTCATCTCCCCGTCCCAGACATGGCCATAATCATCCGGGCGCAGCTTAAAGTCTTCTTTGCGCTCGTTGTCTAAGACCTTGGGGAAGTAGGGATTATCCTGCCAGTTGATCTCGCATATCTTGCTGTCCTGGGGAGGGTTGACGCGGAAGCGCCTGTGCGTTGCTGAGTGCTTGGTCTCAGGGTTCCAGGTCACCCATATCTCAGAGTCGTCTTCTCGGACAGTTGGGATTAGCTTCTGCCAGGCTGCATCAGACACACCCTCAGCCTCATCTACCCAGGCGATAATGATCCTGGCCTTTGACTTGATCGAGTCCAGGTTGCGGCGTAGACCGGCGAATACATAGTTGATACGACCATCCTTGGACCTGACAAACTTCTCGCCTATCTCATAGTACGACAGAAGCCAGGGGACCGCCTTGATGGCAGACTTGATCTCTTCCAGGGATGATTCATCTAGGGAGTTTAAGTGCTCTCGTGCGCAGAGTATCTGGCCGCTGTTACCTGCCATGCCATGCCTGTACCCAGCCACTGCAGTCATCAGGGCAAAAGACCTGGTCTTGCCTGACCCTCGGCCACCGTATGCGCCTCTATACCGGGCCTCGCCTTCAAAGACCTCGACTATCTTAGGAGGGAGCCGAATCTCTGCAGTATCAGTCATTGGTTGGTAATGGCTCTGCCACTAGCTTAATCACTGTGGGCTTGAACGAGTCATCAGATGATGTGTGGTCGATCTGCTGCTTGTCTCCATACTTCCTGGGCGACATCCTGGCAACCTTCCACTTCCTACTGTCAATGCGCAGCTTGGCTATGTTAACGGCGTTAGAATCCACCCCCTCACCTAGCTCATCTGCTATGTCGATGATCTCATCAGCGTAGTAATCAGCCTGGCAGTCACGGGCTCTCGCGTACTGCTCCGAAAATGCGACTTTATCAGGCTCTGTCAACCATTTCATTAACGTAGACATAACAGGCATGCTGTCATCCCTGCATATCTGCCTGGCGCTCTCACCAAGGGATAGCCTGCGACATATGTCAGCGGCCAGCTCATCTGTAAATATTGAAGGTCTCATTTTAGGTCACAAGTGCAGTTAACCTCAAAACACCGGCATGTTCTTTCCATGCGCTGGTGAGTCAGGTACAGCACCTCAATCATCATTTGCTTATCCCGGTCCACTAACGCCTCAGCGTAGTCTCGGACCAGGTCCATATCGGCCTCATGGACGTCTTCATCTGTCGTCAGTTTAATCATCATCCGATTATACCCCCAACAGATAATTTACGCACTAGACTAAACCTCAGTCCCAAACAGCTCTTCTGCCATTAACGCAAAATCCCGGAATCCCTCGTAAGGCTCCAGGGCTGATACCTCATCCACCAGGTTGGCTACGTCGTCTTGCCAGTCAATCAGCTCATCGCGGAACTGTGATCGTGGCACGTCAGTGCTCATTAGCGAATCAATTATCGAGTCAAAGCGAATGACCTGATCATTGAGCTCCCACTCAAAGCAGTCTTCAAGACTTTTTGATAAGTTTAAATTTTCCATAAGACACCTCTATGTCAATAGAATAAAGGCATTGTCCATGTTTTTGCTGCGGATGTAAACCTTTCGGATTACAGGTTAGACCAGGTCTTCCCTCGCTATTGCCAGAAGACCTACAGTTACTACAATTACTCCGTACAGTACCACAATACACCTCTCAGTTGATTAGGTGCGCATTGTATATATGATCAGTTATGATTTGAAATGCTTGTTTGCGATACCATTTATATCAATAATGGTATGTAAAATGCACAGTACAACTGTTCAATTACATAAAAATGCACACTGCAATATACATTGTTAAATCTATGGAACAAAAAAACCCCCCAGCCAAGTACAAAACGGCATGAGGGGTGGGGGTAAGGCTCGCAACGACTTTTAACGAGCCTAGAAAATTGTGTGGATACTACTCTTCTAAATCAAACTCAAAGTGTTCGTCAAAGCCATTCATTATGTATTCCTGTACGCATTGCTTTATTGTCTCAGCATTAGGCGTATCAGTATGCTTGTGCGCCCTCTCATATCCAGCCTCGATGCCTTCCTCGACTATTCGCTCGATCAATTGATATATTTTTACTTTCATAGCATTACTCCATTTGGTAAGTAACAGTCCGTTTCAGCTCCTGGTGGACCAGGCCAGGTCAAAAGGTCAAAGGAGACCTCAGCCTAAGGGGTAAACTATTAACTCGTACCCTACAAAAGTGGCTAGCAAAAGTGTCGTGGCTATGAAATGTATCCTATTCACTACTACCGGCTCGGTGACCCACGCTCTAAAACTACTGGCTTTCGCCTCGATGTAAGACTGCCTGATGGCTTTATCCGCAAAGCGGTGCGCATCCCTAATCTTACTGCTCATCAATTGATCGCTCATTTAACCCCTCCACTGCTATACGCTGTATTTCATCCAAGATTGAGACAAAGTATTGTTTGTCTTTTATTGGGTCCAAAGGTGGGTCGAGTTGAGCGCACAGCTCGTAAATCTCACGCAAGTAAATATTCATTAATGGCTCCCCATAACAAGTCTATCTAAGTGATTAAGGTCTGCAAATGAATCCATCACAAGCTCCTCCATGCTTGGCTCAAGATACGAGTATATCTGCTCGCGTATCTCCTCCAAGAAGTCAGGGCTATCCAGGATTCCCTCAAAGTCGTCCAAAGCCTCAGATAAGTAGGCATCGTTGTCCACATCTTTGGCGTTGCGTTCTGCAGCATCACGGAACATAGCGGCAGCCATCCTGGAGGTTGCGTCTTCGCTATAAACGCACTCCAAAGCCAGCATGCGCTTATCGCTTACTGTGTGCGGAAATACGTCATCCATCCAGGTTGGGTGAGTTGCAAGCCATAAGGCTATAAGCCCGTCTTTGGTTGCATCTGGTAGCTCTTGATAGCTTCCGTCCCATAGCGGGGTTTCATCGCGAATAAGCCCAACAGCGTCATTCAGAACCTTATATGACATTAGCACACCCCCAGGTTAATGCAGTCGTTGTATTCCATGTTGCCTACAATAGCAAATAAGATTAGCAGAGCCATAGCCCCTACAAAAAACTTTCTAGCCTCAGCTATATCCTGAGCTTTTTGTTCGCGTTTCTTGATATCATTTAAACAGCACTCATTGATTCTCATATTATTCCCCTTGGTTTTTGATGCCCCCCCGTAGGGGGCGGTTAGATCATTAAGCCTCAAACGGTATAACTTCGACACCGTTACCTGGGCTGAATACTTTCACAACATACCCAGATGCGCCTGCGGCGTAAGCCTCAGCAATGTTGTAGCCAAAATGGTGTGCAACTTGATTCATGCTCGACTTCCACTGCACTACACCCTTTGTGAGATTCCCTGCCTTTCTGATAACGTGCTTAGTGCCATTAGGCTCAACAGCTTCAAATCGGTACTTACCGTTTTTCAGTTGAGTCGCTACGATTCGGTCAAATTTAGCTGGTATGTTCATTTGTTTATTACCTTTGTTGTTTGATTGAGGTGTAATAATACCTCCCAACAAATAAACTGTCAAGCTTTTCGATTACAACACTTTGGAATAAAAGGGCCCTGGTTAGAGCATTTAGTTATATGAGGTGGGCTGGTATTCTTCGTCTTGGAGCATCTTGGCGTGCTCTTCCCGGTAGTGCTTGGCTATCTCTGCCCTGAGCTTCTTGTTGGTTGGCATTAGCACCTGCCACTTCTCCCTAAGCATATCCAGGTGGCCCTGGCCTAGATGCGACTCAAGCCATACACTGAAGTCTAGCGGGTTAGCCGTGAACACTTTATGGCAGTAGTGGCACAGGCATAGTGCGTTATCCATAGACCAGCGAACCGACTTAGCCGCCCTTCCCCAGATATGTGCGCACTCCATTCTGCCATCCTGCTTTCCGCAGTGCTCGCACTGGAAGCCAGCCTTTTGCCTGACCACATCACTAAACCACTTGTCTGCAGCGTCGCGCTTAATCGGCATCGTCGAATATCTCGCGGCTGATTAGCTTCGCCAGGTACCACTGAGCTTTCTGCAGGTCCTCGACAGGGTTGTTCTTGTAGGTATACCGCCACAGATACTTCATGCAGTTGCCTTTCAGATATCCGCGAAATGCCTCTGGGGTCATAGACTCCTCAATGGCCTCGATGCACTCGATGCCGCCGGCTCTGTAATGGCTGGGGTGATTTACCGCATCATCTTCTGGCCACTCTTCGATTGCGGGTATAGATTCCTTTAATCGTCGCCAGTCTTCGCTTGTAGCGTGCTTCATTCTTCATTCTCCTCAATCTGGATTTTAATTTCATCAGGCGTATTAAGATCGCAGCGGTGACATAAACCATAGCTATCACCGTAATCATCAACCCAATACGACAGAGCGATTCCACATTCACAATAAAGTCTTTTAACCGTTGTCTTCTTTTTATGCAGCGAAATAACATTACCCATCAAGAGCCTCCACCGTAATCTTCACCCTAGAGTCTTCACCGTATTTTTTATGGTAGACAATAGCCGTCATGCTCCGCTCTGATCCAAATCCCGAATCTGAGTGCCATTGGTCTGTAGAAGTAAGGCTACCGAACCAGGAGAACTGCATGCTGCCATACTCCCGGCTGACATGGTGGTGGATATGCCCCAGGAGACAGTACCTATTCTTATGCGATGACCACTCGTTGTCCAGGTTCTTGATAACCGTCTGCAGTATCTGCTCTGGCTTTATCCGGTCCCCGTGGTGGTAGACCCACATATTATTGCCCCACTCGTAATGCAAAAACTTTGAGTAGTTTTCTAGGACATTTACCCTGGGCTCTTTCTGGTACAGAATCTCCAAGCAGCTAGACAGGTGGCAGGCCATGTCGCTGTCATGGTTGCCCCGCACATTTACTACTATGACGTTCTTGTGGACCGCCAGCATCTTGTCGATCAACATCTGAAACAACCTACCAGCCAGCTTAAACGTCTTGCCGATACGAGTATCTACATCTACCCTGGTTCCAGCGGTGGTCTCGTTTTTACTTGAGTCGGCATGAAAAAAGTCGCCTACATTTAGAAGAATTGCTGTCTCGCAATCTCCTACCCTAGATACTAGCCTGTCTACAGCATCAATCAGCACTTTAGTCGCTATCTTGATATCCCAGTCGTCGTTGTCCAGCTTGGTAGCAGCGTCAGCTAACATCCCGTAATGGTGGTCACCGATGATATAGGTGGCAAGGTAGTCGGCATTAACTTTCTTTGGCGCTTTAACCGGCTTCTTAAATCCAGCCAGGTCATCTTTCATGCCCTCCATCATCGCCTCAACCTTCTCCTGCAGGCTGCGCTTCAGCGGCTCTTGAATTACCCATTGTAAGGCTATGTCACCATCAGAATTAAAAGCCGTTGATACCCTTTTAGCCTCAAAGCCCTCCATCGTCTCGTGATTCACATTGCGGTGCGGCGCTACTGCGTTGATGGCAGCTCTACTCTCCAGGTTGTGCATAATCTTATCGACAACTCTGCGCCCTACTCCCAGGGCTTTTGATGCCTTGTTGTTGCTGCCATGAGCTATAACTGCCTGGCAGATTTCTACCTGGCGATCAGTCTGTGCAAAATCTAATAAAAGTGCTGGATCCATTTTAGCCATACTAATTATCCTGCTTACGCTTTAGTTCAGTCCACTCATTGTACTCTGGCGTTACTAAATATACACCCCTGTCAGCCGCCCAGGCGTATACCTCGTCCATAAAATGGCACATCTCGCCTTTTTTTAGCTTCGCTGTACTTTGTATCTGGTCCTTCAAAACAGTTTGCCCGACCTTAATTGTTTTAGTCTGCAAAAACTTATGCTTCATCATCCACTTAACACCCTCTGGTGTCGCGTCAGGAATGTCTTTAATAAACTTTTCAGACAGTTGCCTGCACCACTTGTGAAATAAAGCGTTCTGGTCCAGTGAGCGAGAATCTACCCAGGGCTCCAATTTTATAGCAAGCGGAACAGCGTAATCCCAATCCTGCAGCCTTTTAATTAAATACTGCACTTTTTTATCGACCTCAACAGCGTGCGATATCTTTACATAATCGCCCTGGCTCATAGACGCATCCTCAGCCATTTGTCACTTTGCTTCATTTCTGCCGTTTCCAGACGATCATATAGGCTGGCTTTTGACTTCCCGATACCGCCGAACGCATCCTCGGTTGCTCTTACCTGCTTGTCGCCAACCTCAGCTTTACCTACCATCCTACTGTGCATCGTTTTGTTTTTTATGCCTGCCTTGGCGGCGATCTCTCTCAGCGTGTAAAAACAGCCGGTCACTAGGTTTTCGTGGCTTCCAACAAATTTGTACTTTTTTGGCTGCTTACCGCTAGTCCTGCTGTCGAATCTTCTGTCAGGCATTCTTCAGCTCCCCGTCGTAATAAAATCCAAACTTGTCGAGATAATACTGCTTCATCGGCAATTGCGCATCTGTGTCCAGCCAACTGATGTCAGTCATCTGCATGTCGATAGACTTGGCCCTAATGCTTTCGTTCTTGCTAGCCTTCTTGGCCATCGGAGAGCCGCCCTGGTTCTGCGCCCTGGCTAGCCAAGAGTTAACAAAGCGCTTGATGCCCTGCTTCGTTTTGCGTTTGGTTGGATTCGCGTCGCACCAGGACTCCATTGCCATGAGCTCTTGGTGGACATTGACGGCAGGATAGGCTCTCTGCCAGGCGATAGTGTCAGCTTCATCTGGCTGCCAGTCTTCTTTAGTATTTAGTAACATGTTCCCCCCTTATCCGTGGTTAGCAAATTTGCCGTGAAGCTTTTCCCGCATTTCCTTTACTGCCTTCTCCGCATCACTAAGATTGTCGTGCAGACCGCAATAATAATCCTTACCATCACAGCAAGTCTTAGCCACCCACTTGCCTGCCTGCGTGCGCCAGCTTACACCCTTTACGCCGCTTTTGCTGTTTTTGTTAATCGACCTGTTGTGCTGATTTTGCCGCGCAGACACAGCGCGTAAATTTTCAATCCGGTTATCATGCCGGTCGTTGTTGATGTGGTCTAGGTACTTAGGCATGTACCCGTGGTGATACAAAAAAATGAGCCTATGCTGATAATAGGGAACTCTGTTTACGGCGCAAACCTTGTACAAACCTATGCCGCCGCGTATTAGCTTGCCAGACTTTCGGCCATTCCCTTCGCGCCAGTACAAGTTACCATCACGGTACTCAAACTTTTTCTTAATTTCTTTTAGTAGCTGCTTTTCGCTTAGTTCTTTCATCGCACTTCCCCGTTGGTTTAGTAACCTTAGTATCTTTGTTTCCGAAAATATTGTCAAAGTTTTTGTCAAACTCAACTTTATTGGTCGGTCGCTGTTTACTTCCTTTACCGCTCATCT